TTCTAATTCTCGCAGTTGTTTAGAGATTTCTTTATAGTCGGGATATTCTTTTGGTAAGCTTGTATTAATTAGCTGAGAAAGTTGAGTAAAGCGTTCAACATTCTTTTGGTTAGTGCGATAGTTTTCCAACGCTAACAGATACGCATCTCTTACATCAACAAGGTCATTAAGTTCACCTCTTGAAATCTTTAAAGAGTTTTCTAAAACACTAATCTCGCTTCTTAGTGCATCACTAAGCTCTTTAGCTTTAGTATTATTTAAAGGTTGTTTGCACGCATAGCAGTGGTCTGCAACGTCCAAAGAGTTTAAATCTTTTGTTGCCTGAGTTAACTTAGTTTTTGTAGAGCTAATATCAGATTTTAGTGTTTCAATACGGCTAGAGATGCCCCTATCAAAAGTTGGTTCAGTAAGGCTAATATCAAAATCTAATCTTTGACGTTCTTTTACTAGTAAATTATTTTTATCAATACTATCGCAGAGAGATTTTTGTGTTGAGATTCTAGTGCGTAGCTCTTCTATCTGAGAATACAGACTTGTATCAACACTAGGAACTTCTTTTTCAGTAGCTTTTTCTGGCAACACATTTTGAGCTAAGAACTGTTCTACTGTACGTAGCTCTCCTTGTTTAGATGCAAGGTCTTTTTCTCGCTTAGTATTGAGAGTTTTAAGTTCCTCTCCAATATCTAAGTACCGAGATAAGTTAAATAGATTAACTAGGAACTTTTTACGGTTCGTGTCTGTCGCTTTTAAAAACTCTAGTAAGTCTGTACTACTTTGATAGGTAAGCTGGCTAAACGTCTCAAAGTCCCGACCAATAGCAGAAGATAACTCTTTATAGGTGTCAAGCACTTTGTGCTCACTAATATCTTCCCTATTCTTAACAATAGAGACTTTAGTGCTAGCGCCTTGACGCTTAGAGCTTAAAACATATTCATCGCTATCAATAGAAAAAGTAAGAGTCGCTTCCCAACTCTTTGCTCCATTATAACGATTTAAGATGTCTGCTTTTTTCAGCCCTTTAACATTTTTATTATAGAGCAACTCTTGAATAATAAGAGCTAAACTAGATTTACCACTACCATTTGGAGCCGAAAGTTGTGTAACTGCGTTACGGTTTAGTTCAAGCCTATTCTTTGGGCCATAACTAAACATGTTACTCCACTCTAGAGTTTTAAGTACGACTCCCATTATTTTATTCCTAGTTTGTCAAATAGATCTATTACGTCTTTACGATTCTCTACACGAATAAATTTAAGGTATAAATCTAGTTCTTCTCGAAGACTCTTATCAGTTAAGTCAAGAGTAGAGGTTTCAGAAGGCTTTTCGGCAATCTTTTTATCTAACAGTTCATGGTTCTCAATCTTACTGAGTTTATCAATCGTTCCTGTAACTTCGTATACAACGTGATGAAAACTATCTGCCTTTAGTTCAGTACCCGCTTCTACCGTACGACGAATTAGTTTTGGAAGCTCTAAATCTATAAACTCTACCGAGTAGTTCTTAGCATCTATATAGTTAATGATGTTAACTCCGTAGGTTCGTGAGTCGTCTCTATCAAAAGTAGTGTTAAGAGGGCTTCCTGAATAGTAGATGTGATAGTCCTTATAGCGATGTTGAAAGTGTAAATCGCCGATTAGAGTTAGTGGCCACATTGAGATACGGTCAAAGTCAAACTCTGCCGTAATGTGTGGAGGTACTTCTCCTCGAATGTGAGCGATTAAGATATCTCCAGGAGTGTAGGCAGGAATAGTACCAATTTGCATTTCTCCATAAGGAAAAAGTTGAAAACCTTGATTACCTACTACAATTCTATCATTACGAGTACGCAACATAAAGTTAGGATTATTAATTGCGTGCTCAGTTTCAAAGTGTTCTAAAAAGGTATTACCCTTAGTAGATGCTTCATGATTACCAGGAATAGCTAGTGTTGGACGTGTGACCGAGTTAGCATAGCTTAAAAATAAGCATATCTCATCAGGTTCTGGTTTCTTATCAAAAATATCACCAGCGAGCACTGTTACATCACAGCTTTGTTCTAGTTCTAGTAACTTATCAAATAGCAGACGAAATCTATTCGTCTGCCACTCGTAAGGAATCTTCTTCTTATGCAGATTTATGTGTAAATCTGCGACATGCAGTATCTTCATTGCTCTCGTTGTAAGATATTATTAAGATGTCCTTCAAACGTAAAACTGCCTACATGGTTCAGTTTAGTATTCGGGTCAACCCAAATCTCTCCTCCCATGCGTTGCCAGCGACGACAAAAGGCATAGTCTTCACTAAGATACCGACGGTCTACTGGGTCAATCTCCGTATCCCACAGAGCATAGCAGTGAGGGTTAAACTTCGGGTCAATAGACGAATCGTTTTTATAGTGAAGTTCAGGATGCTCACGTACCATACGCTCAATAACTTCACGCTTTACAATGAAGAAACCAGTTGAGGCATCAAGTACTTCTACCGCACCCATGTGAGTTCGCACTCGACGAGTACCTGGCTGCACCTTAAGGTTAATAGCATAGTCTGCGCCATAGGTAGAAATATTATCTTTGCCCTGTAGTGCGGCTTGCTTTACCTGATTCCAGTTTACTGTCTTTTTAGGATAGGCGGCGGCAATAATATCTTTATCCATTGCAAGCATACGAATTACCCCGTCCGGGTCAAATTCAATATCCGCGTCAATAAACATAAGATGTGTGCAGCTAGTATCTTCTAAGAACATCGCTGTAAGAATATTACGAGCTCGCGTGACGAGGCTCTCATTTCTGAGTGTAGTAATTCGGAATCGAATACCGTGTTGAATTAGCACTTGGCTAAGTCGAAACATGCTTAAGAAGTACTGGTCTGTTACAGCACCGCCATAGCAAGGAGTTGCAAAGAAGATATTCATCTTCCGCAAAAAGTTCATGTCAATTGTGACTTTATCTCCTTCAATAGAGCTAAACCCAGCAGGTAAGCCTGCCGGGCTAGAAGGAGTTGGCTCACTCGAGGCTGTTTTCAGCCCCGAGTTAGCGGCAAGCTCTTTTAGAGAGGTTTTCTTGCTCATAGGTCTTCCATTGTTTCTGTGCTATTTAAATCGCCGGCAACTTCTTCTGAGAAGTACGAGGTGTTCTTCAGCAACCACTCTTTCTGCTCCTCATAAGTTTGACGCTTAAAGATAGTTTCAAGATTATAGAGTTCCATTTCGCGCTCGGTTGGTTTCAATGGAATTGAATTGCGGCTGGGCATCACTGTGTATTTAACGTTTTGCGGCTGCGGTCCAGTTTTTTCACGTTTGATAGTAATATCATATCCGTTATCTGGGTCTGCCGGAGAGCCGTAGTCAGCGTTAGTAGCATAGTCTACGAGTTGCTTGTAAATAGTAGTTTTAAGGTCAAGCAGCTTTACAGCGCCATCCTTACGGTCAATGACATTGCAGATATAGGCAAACTGCGGTTTATCAGAATAGATATAGTCAGGAATTTCTTTAAAGGGGTCACGCCCGTTATTAAACTGCTCAGTCTCTCTATCAAAGCTTAAGCACTCTAACGGATACCGCTTACCTTCATTAGTAACAACCCAATAAACATATCGTGGCATTACCGGTCCGACAAACCTAACGCGAGTTTCAGGTCCGTCAATTTTTACTCTTTCAATATCTCGGCTATTTGAATTTTGTGAGGATGGTTTTTTCAGTTGTGTCCAGTCTCGTCCCATATTAGTTCTCCAGTGGAAATGTGATTTTGTCTTTGACTTTAGTTATCAAAGGGTTCAGGTGATGGTGTGGTTCTATATAGTATTCAGGAATCCAATTGTTGTTATTAGCAATAGACCTTTGACTTAGTATATAGATATAGTCTGCTTTTATGCGAGCAGGTAAACGCATGTGTAAAAAAGAACAGTTACGAATATAGCATTGAGGTTCTACCGTAACAAAATTAGAAAATATACCTGTGCTGTATTGAGTTAGTGCGCGAGTCTGAAATAGAGCGTGTGGGATGCTGTCTAGCACTAGTTTGGACTTAAGAAGACCCAGATTAGCAGAGAGAGGTTTGTGGCGTCCGAGATAAAGTGCAAAAAGTAATACAACGTGTGATTCGGGCAGTTTAGAAATGCTATTTAACTCATACCAGTTATATCGTATAGTCATATTAGAATATTTTTAAGCAACAGTCAACTTAATTTTTACTATCAAATCGTGTTTGTAAGTGGGAGTTTAAAACGTCAAAAACTGAATCCCAATTTTGTAAGGACGTTTGTCGAATATTAGTAATACTCGGGTACCAAGGAGTATCTGTCCTATCTAGCATCCATCTCCAATCAGGAGAAAAAGCGTGTAATAGCAGCGTTGGAATATTAGCGCTACCCGCTAAATGAGCTATCATAGAGTCTACGGTGACAATGAGTTTACAAGACTGTAGTAGTTTTAGCGCATCGTCTACATTTTGTATGTTATGACCTGGTTGAGAAATATTTGCGTATTGCGTTAGTCGCTCTTCAGGCTGTAGCTGTAGACTTATAAAAGATTTATCCTTATGCTGTTGAAGCAGTGTTTCAATATAGTTTAAAGGAATCGAACGATTAAAGTCGTTTTTATGCTCTTTAGAACCTTGCCATAAAATTCCAATATCAGCTTTTACAGCCTCTATAGTAGCTTCATAAGGTTTAAAATTAGGAATTGCTGGAATAGTTTCTAGAGTAGTGCGAAAGATTCTCGGCAGACTCATAAAAGAAACTACATAAGTATAACCATCGTA